TCTGGAACATTTTGAGAAGTAGGAAATACAGCCTGCGTTCCGTCCGCTCGAAGTCCATATACTCTAATATCTTGAGTAGAGGTAGTCACTTGTGCAACAAACCCATCGTCTACGTATTTTTTGTTAGCAGCTTGATAAGGTTTTGTTGGAGTATCTGTAATTAAAACACCACCTCCATCACCAACTATTGCATCTCCTTTCGTCTTGTCAGTGTACGCTGAAATATCTCCTACATCAGCTCTTCCATCATCGTCTACATATAGTAAGTAATTCTCAGATTCTGATAATAATACTTGATTTCTTGGAAGATAAGGAATGCGATTATAGTCGCTGTAATCACCCAAGGATGCTATATTAACGTTGAATATTTTGCTATTATCGACTTTAACCTCTATTTTCTCGGCATCTGCAGCTTTATCAATAGTAATACCGTCTTTACCAACAACGGGGATAGCCAAGTCCATCATAGCATCGTGATTAGTTCCCTGCGCAGTGAATCTTGCAGTAGAACTGATTTGAATACCGTCTGTTGTATCATACTGAACAATTGTATCTCCAAGAGTTAAGTTAACATCTGTAAGAGTATTGATGCCGTCATCTTTTCCACCGTCAATAAATTTTACACTCTTTTGCGAAGAATCTACTTCAGCTTTAACTTTATGCCCGTTTGTGAAATTGCTATAAGCATCTCTTGTCGCAATAGGTTGTAAGTCACTGTTATTTACATCTACATTTCCCTTGTTGTCCAGCTTAATGTCACCAACGTAAGCTGTTCCTGAATTGTCATAGACAAGACCACCGTCGTTAGTTCCGTCATATTTAGGCGTTATTAAACCTGCGGGCGAAGTCAATGCAGAAGTGTTATCTTTTGCTACATAAATCAATTTATCTGCGACTTTTAAAGTTGTAGACTCAATAACGGAAGCTTCTCCGCTTACGCTTAAATTACCTGAAACAATTAAGTTTCCTGTAATTGTTCCGCCTGTTCTATCTAATTTCTTTAACAGTTCGGAATCTGTATATGTAAGTAAAGCCTTATGTTGTCCATAAGAAGTCGCGTCCTCATCAGATGTTGCATCAGCGGTTTTTACGTGTCCTTCATTATCACGTTTTGCAATGCTATCAGGTGTTTTCGTTACTTTTCCGTCAACCTTAATGCTGATTTTTTCTTCATTTTGCGCCTTGTCTATAGCAATGTCATCACCAGCAACAATAGGCACTTTAAACATTGTTGTTGGCTGTTCTGTGCTTCCATTTTCATGTGTTATAGTGCCTGTCGCATTTACTGCAATGCCTGAAGCTGCATTGTATTCAACTGTTGTATTATCTGTATTTAAGTCAATATTCGTTATGTTTGAATAGTTGCCTTGCTTTACGATATTAAGCTGTTTGATTGTTGCTAAATCATCATCAGCTGTACCATCAGCCGCTTTTAATCGACCTGTCATAGTTCTTTGTGCAATAGTATTTGCAACTGCATCTGCAGAATATGACAGCTGACTTTGTTCACCTTTAGCATCAGTACTATAGACAATATTGTTGCCTGTTCGTTTGTCAGCCTTGTTGTTTAGAAAAGCAGCAATTGTGCCATCTTCTGTAAAGTCATTTGCTTTTAAAGCAAGTTTTGCGGTTTCAACTTTTGATGCAGGATAGTAGTCGATAGTAAAGTCCTTCAATCGAATAGGCGCTTCAAGATTTACTGGTGCTTCGCTAAACAATACTTGACCATTGTTTAATGCTCGCATAATTGTTTTGCGATGTTCTTCATCTGTTCCAGCACCAATCATAAATAATGATACATCATCTGCAGCATTATATTTGCCAAACACTGCTTGACTATCAGCTTTAACAATGAGGTTGTCGCCATATGCGAATGAATTATTTGCATCTTTTTCAACTCTTACATGTTGACCACCAGCATATGCGTATTTTGCACCGTCAATTTGTATGTCATAGCCATTTGCACAAGAGCCTTCACCTGTAGCATTTTTGTCGCTATCATTAGGTTTTACGATACTTTGACTGCCACCAGCCTTTGACAAATATGCCAAAGCTCTATTGCTTTTATCGCTTGTCTTTTGCTGTAATGAATATTCTCCATTGCCATTCTCAATGTTGATGTCATATACATGCTCTTGAATTGCTTTCTTGATTGCTTCATTCATCTGCCCCAAGTTGACTGCTTCGTCATCGCTTACAGCATCGTTGCAAAGAATTCTGAACATATCATCGTATCGAACGAAGTCATACTCTTTTACGTTGAAAACTTTATACCATCTTTTCAAATCCGAATTAGTAGGCATAGTTTGTACTCCTTTCATTTATTTACACCAGGTTGAACATCTTCATTGAGTAAATAAAATATATTATCTTAATCAAAATGTTCATCTGCGTTTATTCTGTGAATCATGGTGAAATTCTGAGATACTATTCTTGTTATATGCATTCACCAAACATATTTCATATAAGCTCAAGCACTCATCGATTGAGTAGTCATCTCGTATCTCTTTCAATGTTGCATACTTGTTGACAACAAGTGAGTAGATAATCGGATGAGTGCGTTCGCAAGTTAGAAGTTCGCTTGAGTCTCCGACGTCATCGACGATTGTGTTCTGTTCGATTCGTCGGATTTCTGAAAAACCGATTTGAGATACTCAAGAAAGTTCGCGATAAGAGCTTGAAGAGTTTCGATGTCGTTTTCAATTCCAGCAGGGAAATAGTCGTTGCCTTTCTTTACTGGCAGCCACTTCTCACCAATGTTGACCTCACAACGTTCGAGTATCGCGTTGTAAAGAGCTTCTGTCGAAGCGATATCTTTAAACGTGATTTGAGATTGAAGTGCGAGCACCTCAATCATGTTCATTTTCTTGATTCGATATTCGTGATTCTTGATAACCATTTGTTGTCTCCTAAAAGAGCTGTACGATATAATCAGTAAATAATGTTACAGTTGTTTTAACTGTCGATGAGTCGTCATAAAGCCAATATGGACCAACAAGTTTATAATCAGATTCTGTATATTCTTTTCCTGATATTGTTATGCTCTGCTGTGTAGCAGCATAAGAATTGAGTGAAATTGACTTAGCATTATCGCGAGTATACCAAAATGTCATACCTGTAATAATACCGCGATTATCAATTATATGATTGTCGTCAACGTAAGTAGTCGCAGATGCATTACCAGTACAAGGTATAATATATATGGCATGCGTTTCACCAGGTTTTACTTTTGACGCAAGTGACGGAAACGAATTTAATATTTCTTCAAGCGATGCATATTCATCAGATTTAGTTGAATGTATAATAAAATGAAATGTGGCGCTCAATACATCATCGCGTAATGTAGAACCTTTACGCTCACGAAGCGTTGCGCTAATTGTGATATAATGCTGATACAAATGTACTTTTTGAGCATTATTAAACGCAATAAACGCATTAGCAATTTGTTCTCGTGTGCTCGAATAGCTCAATACTGCTTCCGAATCGATCATATCCATAAGAGCACAAGCAACAAGATTTGCTTGTCTAAGTGCAACGTTTACGTTCTTAGCAACTGCTGCCTTGCCACCTTGAAAGCCAGCGCTCTTCTCACTCAATGCTGATAGGTTGCTACAATTCGCTCCAACCTTATCGTCATCGACCCAAAGATACCAAGCCATTTGTTGTTCCTCCTTTATTTTGCAATATCTGCAAGAGATGCCTTTTTCATAGCCTGTACGCCGCTTTCGACCTTGTGCTTCAACTCAACCTGTTGAGCGTCTTCAGCTTCGTCCAAGTACTCGCCGATCGTAAGAACTTTGTCCTTCACAAGAGCTTTGACTGTGTTCCATTCTGCGATGCAAGACGGGTAGATGCCTACGCCCTGACGAATCAAGCATGTTGCGTGAGGCCATGCAGGATTGACCTTGAGTCTGTCAGGAATGTGTGCATCAGCGTTTGTCACGTCTTTGCACTGAAGTCCAGCGGTTACGTTGATTGTCATATTCGACTGAATACGAACATAGGGTTTTGTGTTTGCCATAATTGTTGTTCTCCTTTCAATTAGTATCGATTATATACACTCGCAAGACCTCACCTGTGAGGAATCTTGTAAAATGAGTGTCAGTTTTAAGTGCTCGAGCAATTCGTGTGTTGATTTCGATTACGTTTTGTCGAGTTACTTTCTTGCCCATAAACTTAAGTATGTCTCTTGCGTTGTCGAACATGTACATCAAGTACTCGTCGGTTTTGTCGTAAAAGACGATAAAGTAGTGGCCTTTATAAAGCTTTTGAGTGCCTTTTCTCACCTCAATCATAACTTCGGTAAGTCAGCTCCCAGATTGAAGTTTTCGCCTTCCTCGTCTAACTTGTCAATCTTCTCTGTTGTTAGTCCGAGGTCGATAGTGCCGTTCTCAACGTAGTTCTTCAATGCCAAAGCGTAATCTTTGGGTCCGAACACACCATCATTAAGAAGTTTCGAGAATAAGTCAACGACCGTTCCGATCGAAGCGATTTGCTGATCTGTCTTCGTCTTAGCCAACAGTGAGTTGAATGTGAATTCGACCTTTTCGTTGATGCCGTAGATTTTGTACAGCGTCTTAAAGAACTTCGTGTAAATGGGACGTAAGAACGTTTCGCAACGTCCGTTGATTGTTTCGTCATAACGTTCAAGCGCTTCAGTGTCATTCGAGAAACCTTGCTTTAAGTCGCCGAAAAGAACGCCTTGCATTTCGAGTGCAGCTGATATGAGCCACATATTCTTTTCAAGCAAGTCGCTTAAGCCAGCAAGTCCGCTGAACGAGTTCATTTGATATTCGTCTTCTTTGTCCAAGAACGTAAGACTGTTGTAGTCTCTTGCCCAATTGACCATCTCAAGTCGTTTCTGAAGTTGGTCGTTAGACTCTTTGTCCGAGCTCATGAAGATGCCTCGCATACCAGACATCTTAATGACCTCAATCAAACTCTTGTTGATAAGAGACTGAACGCTTGCCTTGAGCTTCTCGTCTCTCGAAATCTCGTTGAAAATGTGTGCGCCTTCAGCGTATCCCCAGCCTTGAAGCATGCCGTTTTTGATGAGCTTGGGTGCAGTTCGATGTTCGTAACGAAGTACGAACGAATGATGGAATTTGACAGTGTGTCCATCAGCAAGTGTGACAGTGTAATACACAGGCTTGCCAAAGTCAAGCGAATTCATGTCCTCAACAAGGTCGTCGGAAGGCTGAACACCGTACCATCTGTCTACGACATAAAAGCGAAGCGTTCTCGCTTTACTCGCTTTAGCGTAATCGATCTGCTTCTCATATTCTTTATCGTTGTAATTGTCGAACATCATGCAAGCGATCGAGCCACCAAAGAGTGCACCCCACTGAAGAAGCTGAATGAAGTCATCTCTATGTTGCTTTAACGTTGCGTATACTTTCGATTTGTCCTCTTGACCTTGAAGAGCAACGCCACAACGAATTTCGTCCTGAGAAGGCTTGTCGATTGCACGTCTGAAGACCCACGAACTATTGTATAACGTGAGCCAAAGCGGCCAGTTCAGTGTGTCGTTGTCGAGCGAAAAGTTCGTGAATTTCTCAACCTTGTCATCAGAACCGATAGCCAACAAACTGTTGCCGTATTCATCGTTTAACGCCTTAGAATCTTTAGTTGAATCAATAATGCGTTGACCGCTCTCTTCAAGCGAGTCCTCAAACGCATGAATCTTCTGTCCACCCAACAAGAGTGACAGAAGTTCTGCGTTTAATTTTGTCGTTGATTCGCTCATACTCACTACCTCTTTGTTGTTGACCTTGAAACTCATTGCCATAGAAACAGCCAGTCAACTATTCTGTTTTAAAGTCGGAAGGAAACGATTGAATCGTTGGAGCCACCAGTAAGATTTGAACTTACAACCGGCTGATTACAAATCAGCTGCTCTGCCATTGAGCCATGATGGCGAATATTCTTAGCAACAATGAGTCATCGCAAATTTTCAATGGACGTTGAGTTCGCTCTTCATTGTTGCTAATGCCATAGAAACTTAAGGAGAATTCCTAATGGACCGAAGTGAGTAAAGTCGAGAGTTGATCGGGCTCTCATAAAGGACGTGTATGTGTTCCTTTATTTTTATATTTATATTGTATCACATTTTGAAAAAAAAGTAAACCATTTGAATATACTTTTAGAAAAATAGAGTTTACTTTCAAAGCAGAAGCGAATTTGTTTGTGTGTACACGCACACGCATGTGTGCATGCTCAGAGTTCATTTTGAAAACTCACTCTTAAAAAGTGTCAATTTCGAGTATCATTTTTATACTCAACTTTTGCGTGTGAACAAATTTACAAAAAGTCTCTGTTTAAAAAATTTTTGTATTTATTTTATTTTTTCCTTATTTTGTTAATATATTTATTATTTTTTTTTTTTTTTTTAAAATATATCTTTTTTTAAACATTATCTCTCTATACATATACGCACGTACGCACGCGTCGTGTGTGCATACGCGATATATAATACCTTCCCACCGAGTTTCGCCTCACTCTGTTGAAAAAATTGTTTAACTTGTTGTTTAACTTGACCTCAAAAAGTTAAACGGGTTACTTTCAAAATGTTAACCAGTTAACTGTTTAAAAAAGTTAAACTCAGTTAAACAGAGGGTTAAACAGAAAAGTTAAACAGCAAGTTTACTTTCAAAAATTTTGTTTAAAGTAAACTAACTTTTTTCAACAGCGCAAAATTTCTCAAAAATTTTTTTAAAAAAGGTATTAAAAATAGTTTACTTTTAAAAACAAATATGATACAATAAAATTACAAAAATATTTAAGGAGAATTTCAATTATGGCAACCTCAATTCAAACGACAGACAAAAATGTACTCTTTGTTACCTCGGAAGTTAAGACCGCTCGTGTGTATGCAAATCGAGACCTCGTAAGCTTCCACAAGCAACCTTATTGTTGCTTAAACGCAACCGTATTCGAAAAGTGTGGTATATACCCGGGCATGTACGCACGATATATGTATAATGATAACACACGAAGAGAGATTACGATCGCGATTCGCAAGGACCGTCCAAACTGGGAAACGTCCAAATGGTACAAGATTTGCGAACCTAAGACGAATCTTTACAATCGTTATTGCTACATTCGCACAACAAACTTGTTGTTTGACTTCAACATGATGTTACTCGGATGTTTCGAATACGACATTAAAGACGACAACCCGCAAGTGAAGTTTATCACGATTCACTACTAAGGAGTGTAGCAATGACTAAAGTAGAACGAAAACATAGAATTCATAGCTACATCATTCGCGGACATAAAGTCTTTAAAGAAGATAAGCTCGACACTTGGGATAAAGTTGTTCCTATAAGAGTCGACGACTTATATGGTGGACTTGAAGTTGAAAATGCGCTTCAAATCGTTGAAGAATACGAACGCTCTCACGACATAAATGAGTGTAGACGTATCTTTAATGAAGCCAATCATTCTGGTTGGTCTGCAGGTCTCGTAAAAGTCATTATTTATCAGTTCTATGAAAAGTGGCTCGACATTTTCAAAGGTCTTAAGTTCGATATACCTGACAACAAGGAGGACTAAACGATGAACATTTTCTTACCGTACGAACGTTTCTATGATTGTGCGTCAACACTCGATGACAGACGTCTCACGAAACAAATTCTCGAGTGTAAGCAGATCATTACAATGATTGAGAAAAAGCACGCTGACACAGCGTATAAGAGTCCGTATCTCAATCATCCTGCTGTTCAGCATTACTTCAATACACCAAACTTTATTGTCAACTATGCACTTGCATTGTGCAGAGAGTTCAAATATCGTTTCGACCACGAGCATTCGTATCTTTTGTTTTTCGATCAGCGACTTGACCCAAACTATTATTTGTTTGACAACGTCTCAATCATTTATGCAGCAGGTTCAAAGTATTCGCCTTCGTGTGTTCGTGAAACCCGACCCAATGTTGTCCATACGCTCTTCAGAGAAAAGCTCATTCGTAAATGGCTCGCAGATAAAGAACAAGGTCGACCTGCTCAATGGACTAAGAGACCGATACCGAATTTCTATGAGCGATTCTTAAATTCGACCGAAAAGCTCGATCCGCATGAACAATTCGATGAGCTTAAGTCTTATGCACAGCCTTCTCAAAAGCAAGTGATTTCTGCAAGATTGCAACTCATGCTCGATAATGACGATTTCGTTTTATACGATATTTACGACGAGCTCAATCGATGGATACGCTCAAGTATGCCAGACATCTATAATCAATTTATTGCAAATCATATAAGGAGAACAATCGAAAATGATTGACATTCAGAAAAACAAACAAGCGTTCATAAGCATTGCAAGAGAGAACATCTCTCGTCCGGGAATTGATAGACTTCTTGCCTATCTTGACTCCACTGATTTCTTTATCGCACCGTGTTCGACAAAATTTCACTTAAATGTGAAAGGTGGACTTTGCGAACATTCGCTCAATGTCTATAAGGCATTGCTCGACCTTTATGCTACATATCTCATTAAAGATAATGCGTTACTTGATACGACATTCGTCTTAGCGTATGACGAAGTCCTTCCCAAGAACTACGATGTTGATGACCGTTCGATTATCGAGACGCTCACGATCGTTTCGCTCTTTCATGACTTGTGCAAAGCGAATTACTACAAGCAAGAGATGAAGTCTGTGAAAGTCGGCAACTCGTGGACTCAGCAGCCAGTGTACGTAACTGACGATCAGTTGCCTCTCGGACATGGTGAAAAGTCTGTGATACTTCTCGAAAAGTTCATCGACCTTTCTGCAGAAGAGATGTTGGCTATACGTTGGCATATGGCTGGGTTCGATAACGCAGTGAAAGGCGGTGAGTGGTCTCTTTCGACAGCAATGCAAAAGACCAAACTCGTAGCAGCATTGCAACTTGCCGACCAGATCGCAACGTACTTTATGGAGGCCTGACCCAACAATGTTGCTAAAATGTCATACTCAATCTCGTAAAGTACGAAAGATGTTGAAGCTTGCAGAACAATATCGTCTCACAATTTATGCGTCGTATGCAAAGCACATACTTCAAAGATGTCCGACAGACGACATTACTGCAACTCTTCCGACTAAGCGAACAATGCTGAAGCTCATTAAAGCTGAGCTCAATCCTGATAACGATCCGACGCTTAATGCGTTGATACATTCGTATATCGACGAAAAATATTCAAAACTTGGTGTAAAATGAAATGAGTCTCTGTCCTTGCAAAAATTGTACGAAAAGAACGATTGGCTGTCATTCTGATTGTGAAGAGTATCTTCAATTTCGTGAAGATATTGACTATCAACATTCGAATCGAGAGAAAGAGAACTTTGCTGTAGCATATCAAGTTGAAGTTCGCAGGGACTATTATAAACGAAACAGGAATAAAAGAAAATGAAATCAGTGAAAGACCTCGTCAACTCTGTTGACAGTGAAATTTTAAAATCGAGACCTCTTTCTGATTGGCGTCCAATTCTTGCACAAGAAGTGCAAGTGTATGTCTTTGGTGAGAATTACATAGGAAAGAGGTTCGACCAAATTCATTACAAATTCTGTGAAAAGAACGAAGCGAAAGAGATACTTATCGACAACTTGTACGCGCTTCTCAGATATAAATACTTTCCGTCTACGTCTGAAGAAATCGATGAGCGCATCAAAGCGATAGTCAATTCGTTTACAGCGAACTTGAAGACGACTCTCAAAAAGGTCTCGTTCGATAAGAACGCAGACTGCGACATAGTCAACATGTTGCCTGACTATTGTATCGCATTTCGAAATGGTGTCTATAACTTCAAAGACGACTGCTGGCTCTTCAAATATAACATCATCAAACTCGATAATCTTTCTAATAAGATATACGCGTACGATCCGAATTACGTCATAATGTGGTATCTCGATTATGACTTTGAGCCTTTGCCGATCGACGTCAAATCGACTTCGCTTGAAGATTTTGTTGACATTATGAAGACGCTTACGACTCAGCAACAAAATTATTGCTTCGAGCTTCTCTATAACATGTCGCATGACATCGACCACAAGTTTAGCTTCGATAAGCTCAAACACATTTGTCAATTGCTCGGCTACACAATGTTGCAGTCATTTTCTCAATACTTCGTAATGCTCATAGGAAATGGACAAAACGGTAAGAACTCGCTCTTTGACGGATGTCTTACGAATCGACTTGTTCCAAGACCTGCGGCAAATGATATTGAAGCGATTGAGAATGATCGTTTCATTACAGGTTCGCTCGAAAATAAAGCTCAAAACATTTTCCTTGAAACTGAAGCGAAAGTCTATACTGAGTCGAAAATGATTAAAGCGCTCACAGGTTCGATGTATCAGACGATCGAAAGCAAAGGCGTTTCGAAATATTCTGGCATCATCAACTGCAAATTCGTGTGGTCAGCGAACGACCAAGACAAAGTCAAATTCTCAGATACGACGAAAGGTTTCAGACGTAGAATAAATATGGTTGAGCTCTATTATCAGTGGGACGCTCAGAAGCGTTTCTTGAAAAAGGGTGACTATTACGACACGACGTTTTCTGACTCTTTGTCAGAAATCAAAAACGATATCGTCAATACGACAACGTTCGTCTATTTCGCAATGTATGGCATCATGCTTGGCACCAACAACTTTGTTGATAGCTTCAAGTTCGATTACAACGATTGGAATATGAAGTACGCGGATATCGATATGGAATTGAAAGACAAACTCGACAACATTTCGTTAAAGCGCATCGTCGATAGATGTGCAACGTCTGCGAATATCAAAGAAGCATGCAAGAAAGGCTTATACGATTGTGATCGTCATTCATTAGCAGCCTCTCCGACAATCAAACTGTTGGGTAAAAGCGGAATCGACGGAGTTCTCGAGATATTCAACGATCCTGAGTTATATACCGCATACTTTGCTGATAACGATATGTACATAAGCATTCGATTGTTACAGCAATTATCGCTTGATTTAGCGTCTACTTCTGCTGCATTTACTTCGTCAATCAAAAAGCTTTATGGAATTACGAGTTTTGATACAATCATCGGAAATGTTCCGTATATTCGTTGCACATTCTTGAGTGGCAAACTCAAAATCTTAGTGTGAGGTGAGATATGGGTAGAAAGAAAAAAATTCAGTCAAAAGAATTGATAATCACTCCGACAGATGTTGCTCAACTTCAAAAAGAATACGCGAAAGAGATTGACGAAGACCCTCAGTATTCTCTCGAACCAGACCCTACGGGTGAGTTGCAAATGTCTGAAACTCAAAAAGACTTCATTCGTCACTACGTTGAGTTTAAGAACATCAACACTGCAGCTGAATTGACATATATCGACGCTGATACTGCAAAAGCCTTCTTTGTTGCTTACAACACTCAACAAGAAATTAGACGAATCAATCGAGCACTTTATCATCGTCAATTCGCATCTAAGCTCGTATCACTCGACGACATTGGAGGCTATCTTTCATCTTTATTGACAGGAGATAATGTTCCGCTTGCAGACCAGCTCAAAACAACAGAGAAGTTGAGAGTTGTTGAACTCTTGCTTCGAGTTAACGAAATGAAATCTCAAAGCATGCAAGATCCGAGTCAACTCGCTCATTCTGACATTGAGTCTCAACTCAAAAATCTCTCTGTCAAAACAATTCAGCAATTGCTCGTTCAAAACAACACTGTTGTCGTTCAACAAAAGAATGACGCAATCAATAAGCTCGATGATGGAACACTTTCGGTTGAAGAGAAAGCGTATCTCAGTTCGCTTCCAATGTCGGAGCTCTTAAAACTTATCGATGAAACAAACAAGGAGGTCAAGACAAAATGACTATGAACAAACAGGCATTCAAATTAGCAGGTGTAACGGAGGCTGAATACAAGCGCTGGTGTAAAGACAATCGCAAAGCGTCGTATAAAGCTGAAGTTAAAGAGGACTTTTTCGCTCGTATTCAAGATGGACGTCTTGTTAGAGATGAGCGAAACGGAAAACTTGTTAAAAAATACAGAAAAGAAAAATGATTCACAGCAAACATCAGGTTAAACAACTCGTTCATATAATATATTTTATTTATTCAAAACATTGTGTTTAACCTGGTTTAAACTGTGAAACGGAGGACGATATGAAGAAACAATTTAGACTTGAAATTTATTTTATATCAAAGAAGAAACCTTTAAGCATAAACTCGACTTCTGAAAAGATGCTCGAACGAATAAAGGAAGAGCTCATCATTAAAATGGACGACAGCAACAATGTTGTTGCGTTGCCGCAGTTTGATATTGTATTGTCGAAAAGAGATATTTCGTACATCATTTTGAAGTAAGTAAACTTTTTTTAAAAATTTTTCAAAAAGGTATTAAAAATAGTTTACTTTTAAGAAAATATGTGATACAATATAACTATAAAATAAATAAACTTAAGGAGACAATTCAAATGGACGAAACAATCATTATCGACGCAAAACACAAACTCGGCTATAAAGCAATGAACGAGTTCATGTCTGGGCAAGATCCGAACACAACCGTCACTATGTACATTGACTCTTCAGAAAAGATTTTCGAACGACCGATTAAAAACATGAGATTGTTCTTCGAAGACCAGAAAGTTGAAGAACAAGTTACGAGTGATGATTGTGTTATTTCGTTTATCACTGATACACGTGTGCTCGAGATTATCGGACTTGACTTCACTTGGTGGATCGCTATGGTTCGCGGAAAGAAGTATCGCAGACTTGATAAACTCTTCAATGCACCCGAGAATAAAGAAAAAGTTGAAAGTGCAGGACCAGAGATTTACAAATGTGCATGCGGTATCAAACGCAACTCTGTTGTTACTGATATCGAAAAGTTTGAAGGTACGCATAAAGACATGATTGCATTCGTAAACAAGATTTTCGCGAAAATACAAATCAAGAGTATGTTTAAAGCAAACGTTGTATTTTGCGTAAACTATAAATATGACGACGATTTGAACGACGCGAATAATTGGTTTACAATGCACGAACTTTGCAATAAAGGAGTGTTCAAACAATGAAACTCTCGCATTCAAAGTTAAGCTGTATTTTGTCTTGTCCGATGACGTATCATTTGATTTACGATGTCGGCATTTACAAAAAAGTTCCGAAAACAGCATTGACAATCGGTTCTGCAGTGCATTGGGGTATTGAACATAATACCGAAGACCTCACAGAGTTCTGGAATGAAAATGCTGCATATAAGCAAGTCGACACATATAATCGCGACCAAGTTCTTGCTGAAGCGATGGTCCACGGTTATATGAAGCATAAAGAAGAACTTCTTGACAAATTGTTGACAGACCCTCAAACAGGTGATAAACTCGAATTTCTCGATGAAACTCATGAAATTTATTTGAGCGGCAAGCTCAAATCGAAAAAGCTCGAAGAAGGCCACAACTTTGTTGGTATCATCGACTTGCTTGTAACAACAGAGAAGGGCTTCATAATCGTCGATTATAAGACGTCTTCTCAAATTCCAGATTGGGATAATTATCTCGATCAGCTTTATCGATATATATTCGAGTTAAAATGCAACTTTCCTGATGTTCCAATAGTAAAGATTGCAATTATCAATCTTCGCAAAACAGGAATTCGTCAGAAAAGAGGTGAGACTGATTTTCAATTTACTCAACGCACAAAGCAAGAATATGAAATCAACGACGAGGCTCTCGTTAACTATCATGAGTTTTTGCCAGAAGACATCAATATGACTTTTGTTAACAACTATATCGCTAATCTTGAGATTATGGCTGATATGGCTCAGACGATTGTCGATAACAAATTGTTCTTCATAAATTATGCTGCAGCAAGAGGGCAATATGGAAAGTCAGACTTCTGGGATATTTTTTATCGAACTCCTGGAGCTGAAGCGATTTACGACATCTCTGATAGAGTATGGAATGAAGATGAAGAAAAATTCGACGACCATCGTTCTTGTGTTGCACTCGACATGAGAGTGATTGATTTAGACTTGAATATTTTGAATAAATACTCAGTCTTTAAAGAATGCTTATTAGCGACAACTTCTCAAACTAAGGAAGAGTTTTTCAAAGAACTTGAATCCAAGTTTGTTGTTGATACAAATCTTCTTGAAACGTATTGGAAAACATTCGTGAAAGAAAAGGAGGTAGACAATGCCAGCAAACAACAGTAAAATTATGAGCGATACGACGTTAGAGATGATGAAAAACAAATATAAAGTTGAGTACGACAAAGAGAAAAACGAAATGATTGTAAGTCTCTCGACTTGTGCAAGAAAAACTCGTCATACTGCTAAACAGTCGTTTCACATCAATTCGAAAGTCAATCCAAAGCGTAAGGTTTGTTTCAACATTCCGATAATCAATATTTTTATCGAATGTCAGAGCGATCCTAAAACGAAAGACATCACAATCTTCGATATTCAAAACGCAGCAACATCGTTGAAAGTGATGTATCAAAGAGTTACCAAACAAAGTGTCGTCGACTTTATCAATAAAAAATTCGACGGAATTAAGAAAATTTAAGGAGAAACCAAAATGAAACGTATCAAAATGTTACTGTATGGCGAACCGGGCGTTGGTAAGTCTGTATTCGCAAGTAAAGCACCAAAACCGTTCTTCATCACGACCGATGGAAATTACGAATGGCTTGAAGATTTCGGAGCAGACCCCAGAGCTCATGCACAAGTAAGTTCGTGGGCAGAAGCTAAGGCCGCATTTGCTCAACCTTACGACGATTATGAAACGATCGTAGTCGACCTTCTCGAAGATATGTTCAAATGGTGTGAATACGAATATTGTACTCGCACGAAGATCGAACACATTTCCGACATAGGTTATGGCAAAGGCTACGACATTACGAGAAACGAATTTTTCTTGGAAATCTCGAAACTTCTTGGAAAAGACAAGAATATCATTCTCATTACTCACGGCATCACGTTCGTTACGAAAGATCGCAGAGGTGTTGAACACACGAAATATGCTCCGAGCAACAGAATACCCGACAAAGTGTTGGATATGATTGAAGGTCGACTTCGTTATTGCTTGAGATGTTACTTGAAAGCAGAAGAACAATCCGACGGCACGATTCTTAAGAAACGCTACCTCTCTGTTGTTCCGAAAGAAAACGAGTTCGGTATTGCAAGAGGACTCGACGAAGACAAAATACCTCACGACATCGAACTCGAATTCAGCGAGTTTGCAAAAGTCATCGGACTCGAACAGGATATTGCTGAAGAAAAGAAAACTCATGCGCCTAAAGAAAAGCTTAACGAATCTATCAACGTTCCGAATCCGAAAAAGAGAGAAGAGAAAAAAGAAGTTAAGCCTGTACCTATGCCAGAAGTCACAGTTGAAGAAGCGAAACAAGAACGTCGTTTTGTTTCTATGCCAAATATCAGCGAAAATGTAGCGAAACAAGAAATCGAGACAATCTTCGGCATTGCAAAATCTGAAAATACTGCAGAAAAGACAGACGAACCGCCTTTTGAACCGGACGAAAATCCGAAAGTTGAACAACAGAAAGTTGAACAGCCTGTAGAACAGAAACCTGTATCGAACATCGACAAACTCGCGGCGATTAAAGCAAAGCTTGCGGCACTCAAAAATCAAAAATAAGGAGAATTCAAAACAATGGCAAACGAAAAAGACATGAGCAACATCTTTAAAGCACTCGACAATATCCTGGGTCAAGCAGACCTTAGCGACGTAACTGCAGAAAGCACACCTTTCTCTGAACTTCCGGACGGTTATTATCTCACTGAAGTTGAGAAAGCAGAACTCAAAGAATCGAAATCGTCGCATATGCCGATGGTAGCATTCCAACTCAATGTTGTCGAAGATGGTCTCGGTATCGACGAAAACGGTAAATTCTTTGATTTGAAGAAAACGAAAGGACGCAAAGTCTTCTTGTACTACGTCTTGAAAGACGAAGCTTCTGTAAGAAGATTCGCAACCGACATGCTCAAGTTTGAAGGAAGCGAACAGGACAAACCGATTCTCGATAAAGAGTACTTTATGAACGCTCAGACTTTGGTCGACGCACTCGAAATTCTTGTCGGAATGAGAATTTATTGCCAGTCGAGTACGACTATCAACAAAGACGACACGACGTCCAATTGGAAAAATCTCATTTCGTGGAAGAGAGTGAGAATGTTGGAACTTCCTGAGTAAGATATGAATGCATTGGACGTCATCGACAGACTGTCAAACAGTCAAATCATTTTCTCGAACCTCAAGTACTGTCTTGTTGATAGTAACAAACGTCCGTTTAAAGTTGATGGCACTCCAGCAAAACCGAATGATATAAACGACTTCGTCAATTTTGAAAGTTTATTCCAGTGTGCGGACATTAGTTCGTATGCTGGAATAGGCATCTCAATTCAAGCTAGTAACATTTGCGCTATAGATGTCGATCATTGCTTTTCTGTTCCGAACGACGTTTCTTCAGCAGATGATAGAGCGCAATATTTTCTTGACTTATTCAAAGACGACGCGTATTGTGAGTTTAGTTTTTCTGGAACAGGACTTCGAATACTTTTCAGACAGCCAATCATCGAAGATTATTCGACGAAATACTACATCAAGAATGAACGCTATCACGTTGAATACTATCAACCGACGAAATCTTTTCGATATGTAACGCTCACAGGTAACACAATTTACGATAATCAAATTGATTCAAATAAAGATTTTTTATACAAAATCTATGAATTTTTGAATAAATTTATGCATCGTGAAATTAAACAAAGAACTGTCAACACAACAGAAAATGAGACTCGTTCATTCGAAGATTTAATGAAAATCGTAAGATGTCATTATCTTCGAAATATGAATTTTCAAGATTTATGGTTTACGACAGCTCCTGGCTCAGGAAAAGATGAGAGCGAACGCGACTACCACCTTGTTGCTTATTTATTCGAAAATGTAACACAAGACAAAGATTTGCTCAAACAATTGTTTGAGTCTTCTCGATTTTTTAAGACGAAAGACTCGAAACATCTTTATAAGTGGACTTCGCAAGAAGGACGCTACTATAACTACTTATACGATATTATTTCAAGGAGATAATATGATACCAAAACGACTCATTTATGGCAACTTTGGAAGTATGAAATTACGACCTGATGTTGAAGAATTATGTATGGAAAGCTGGAAAACAGCTTTCCCAAAAAGCGAATGGGAATATGTCGAGCTTAATGAAAAGACGTTCGACATCGATCGCTTTGGTTTTACAAGATCGTGCTATAAAAATAAGCAATATTCATTCGTCAATGACTTCGCAAGAACGTATGAACTTGTATCGAACGGAGGTGTATATATCGATTTAGATCAGCTTATGTTCAGACCGCTTGACGAAAATATGTTCAACGATAAAATGTTCATTGGATCGTGTATGCATCCAGCAATTGACACAACTTATGGCGACATAACGTCTCAAGGACTTATGGGCGTTGAACGTGACAACAAGTTGATGACGCGATTACTTGACAGACTTGTTGCGCTTGGTGAAACCGACGCATTCAAACATGACACAAAACACGTCATAGTTATGGATATAATGAAAGACTTGCTCAAAAATGTCGAGGGCGTTAAGCGCAAAAACATCAAGAATATGACGGCGCCGATTGAATATCCTGACGTAACGATTTATCCGTTTGACTATTTTACGTGCACATTCTGGACAACGGACTTTGTCGAGATAACTGATCGAAGTTATGGCATTCAATTGTATGGTGCATCTTGGCGAAGAGATGACAAGAAAGCAAAAATTTATGAACGCGTTCAAAATATTTTTAAAAAGTTTTGAAAAGTGTATCAAAAGAGTTTACTTTTAAGTCAAAATATGATACAATATAACTATAAAAATAATAACTTAAGGAGAAAAATAATGGAAAAACCCATCATTATTGTAGAAGGCATTGACAGAGTTGGTAAAACAACTCTGTGTAAAAAGCTTTCTAAGGCATTTGAACTTGAAATTTATAACCGTCCGTCAGACGGTTTTGATTTTTCGAAGTTGAAATGTGGAGACGTATATCGCGAAGAATATAAACTTCTTCAAGACATACAAGACAAACGCGAGAAACCGTACATATTCGATCGTTTTAACATGAGCGAATATATATTCGGCGCATATTTCAGACATTACGATATGATTACGAATAGACGAGAATATTATGTCATTGACGACAAGCTTGCAGAACTTAAAGCAATCTTCATTCTTGTTGTTCCGACTGATATTGCTCGTTCAAATGCTGAACAAGGTTACGATCAGAGTCATCTCAACACGTCATTCTTAACGATGTTTACAAATTCACGCATTCAGCGTAAATACATTGTGAGTTATGACGCTTTTGATAAAATTGTAGAACAAATTAAGGGAGACTGGGAAAATGCTCAATGATTTAATAAAAAACAAAAACGTTCTTTTCATACCTGTGTATTCGATGAGAGATCGTCAAACGGGTTATTACAATCTCGATAACGACGGAAACTATGCCCGAATTCTTTCTCTATTGAAAAATTCGGCGTTTAAGCACGCAACAGTGTTGATACCTGCTGCGCATATTCGAAGCGACAGATTCGACTTAAAAAATGTCGAATTTAAAGTGTCGAATGGTTATAGCGAAAATGCACATGCGACACGTCTTGAAGTCAATAAATTTATGCAAGAATTGATAGCGGACGAACACATCGATGATTATGACTATATCATAACCGAACCGAACTATCTTACGCTCAATCTGTTAAACAGCAATAAACTTGACAAACTCGTTTATTGGTGTGTAGCATCTCACACGTCTGTCGGCGATCCGTGGTTTGTAAAAGAATTCACGATGATTGACAAGAAAATCGCGTCACTCATACCAACAGCTGTTGCTAGTAAGAGTCAAGTCGACGGACTTGGTGGAAAAGCGTATTGGGATTGTAACTTTTACGATCCGTCGTTGTTTGATTATACGACTATCTTCTTTCCGTTTAGACTTACTGATGAAAATTATCATGCAAAAGAGTTCGTCGAAATTATTCAACGACTGCAAATGAGAACGGACATACGTCCGTTTAAAGTGCTTTATACAGACGTGAATAATAGCGGATTGTTTGACAATTTGCCTGGCTTTAAGAAAATCAGCTCTGATCACGACGTATACTTACAAGTGCTCAAAAGTCGTCCGATCATTCCGTATCTTGAGAAAATGGATATGCTCGAACATATATCCATAAACGAATTCACATATTATCACTGTGGAGTCATAGCGCTTCACTGTGAATACGAAAGGAACGATCCAAATATTTTATATATCAATAACGTCGAGTCACTCTACGACGCTCTGATGTTATTGTTATTCGATTTCAATTCTGTATCGTCTAAGGAGGACAACAATGAATAAATTCAAACTTGGCACAAACTTTGACTTCGCTTTACTTGACGCGATTAAGAAAGAGAATGACACGAACGAACTTGGTAACACTGTTCAAGAAGTCTATGGCAGTATTCGAGCACATGCTTCGCTTGCAGCAAGACCTGACTTCAGACTTCCTGTAGTATCGAACGACAAATTTATTGAGTATGTTCGATATGCGAAAGAAAGAGGTATCAACTTCAACTATACGCTGAATTCGATTCAGCCTATGGAAAACAAACTCAACTTCGAGAAACACGCTCAAGAGATTATCGACCTTATCGAATGGTTCGCAGAAATCGGCGTATATCGTATTACGATCGCCAACCCAATGTTGCTTGAACTTGTGAAGAGAGCTAAACATCATCCTCTTGTCGAAATTTCGACAATTGCTCATATCGATACGATTACACAAATTCGTTATTTTTTCGAAACATATGGCGTTACGAAAATTTGTGCAAATGTAAACAAGAACAGAAACTTCAACTGGCTTGAAAAAGCAGCAAAATATTGTAACGACAACAATATTGAGCTTGAACTTATGGCAAATGAATTTTGCGGCGTTGGTGGAAAAGGATATGCAACGCATTGCATTTATCGTGACAGTTGTTATATCTGTCATTCGACCAACAAAGATGAAGCTGACGCAAAAGCGCTCGATTCGTATCCGATGAAACAATGCACGATGAGTAGAAACTCTGACCCTGCGAACTGGTTAAAAGTGAAATTTATTCGTCCGGAAGATTTGAAAGCATATAACGATATCGGAATTTACAACTTCAAGCTCACGGGTAGAACTGCGTCGACTGAATATCTCGTCAAAGTATTACATGCATATATGACAGAGAATTGGGAAGGAAATCTGCTTGGACTTTGGAAACCGCTCGAATCGATCACTCACGAAAAAGATGAGTCATTTACATCTTATAACATTCCGAATAAAGCTCTCGACAACTTTATCAACATGTGGTCGAAATCGTATCATGATTGCGATAACGAAGTTTGCGGTCAGACTTGTCAGTATTGCCAACGTTGGTATGAAGAACATGTCAAGGAGTTACAAAAATGAAAAACTGGAAAATTTGTATTCCCACTTACAAAAGAGAGAAGCTTCTGAGTTTGAGGCTTCTCAATAGAGATGAGAAAATCGAACTCAACTATTTCGTTCGTGAAGAAGAATTAGAGAGCGGTTTCTATGATGCACTTCAAAAAATTGATCGAGTGAATGTCATAAGTCTCGGTCGAGGACTTCATGAATTGGGTGAAACTCGAGAAAGAATTATGCAGTATTGTCGACAAGAAAATGTCGATTATTGCGTTATGCTCGACGATGGCGTATTCAATCTCGACTATACTCGCTGCGATTTAAGCATAAGCGAATTGTTTAGACGAATCGAAAATCGTATTGAAAAAGACAAAGAGAAAGATCGAATTGTCGGCTTCTCACTCGTCAAAGCGATCGCAAAGACGCTCACAGATGAAAAATTTGTTAACATTTATCCGTATACATATTCATCTGCACAAATCAATTATCTCGCAAATGTTCCGACTCAAGCTGTCATTCTCGATATAAAACAATGCGAAAAATATGACTTGCACTACAAATCACTCGACGAAGTCGGATTTGAAGATTGTGCATTCTTTGTTGATGCATTGAAAAAAGGTTGCTTATTTGCAAGTAATATCGCGTACACATTTTCTGCGATTGTTCCAAATGCAAAGAAAAAAGGCGGAAGTCATGAACACACAACAAGTTTGGAGTTGAAGTATGACACACAAATGTTGAGATGTCGAAAATATATTGGCGATATTTATGGCGTTTCAATACAGAAACGCTATAGAAAATATGCAGATTCTCAGTTGATGATGATTGAAATTGACTGTAAATATTTCAGAGAAGTTTTAACTGACCTTGAGCATAATCAAAAAATCGTCGACAATCAATTCAAAATCAAATAAATTTTCAAAAAAATTTTTAAAAAAGCATATCAAAAGAGTTTACTTTTAAGTTAAAATGTGATACAATATAACTATAAAATAATAAACTTAAGGAGATATGCAATATGAAATTCAAGCTTTTTAGCGAAAACGCAAAGCTTCCGACAAAAGTTCGAACGCCTGATATTGGCTTCGATATGTATATGCCGGAAGCTTTTTGCATCAAACCGTTAGAGACAAAGACGATTGGTCTTGACGTCGGTTTTGCAGTACCGGAGGGCTTCGCAGGTATGTTAGTACCGCGAAGTTCTATAGCAGAAAAAGGTCTGATAATTCAGACGTCGATTATCGATCCTGAATACACAGGTCCTGTGCATTTAATCATTACGAATTGTTCGAATACAACGCAGTATATCGAAAAACATCAGCGACTTTGTTCACTTGTTGTGTATAGCGTTTTGAGACCTTATATTGAACAAGTTGACGCATTCGAACACACGAATCGCAACGATAAAGGTTTAGGGAGTTCCGGAAAATGAACAAAATCATTGTTTATGATTTCGAAGTGTTTTCTCATGACACACTTCTCGGTACTATCACAATAAACGAAGATGGTACAGCAGATATTTTGCAAATGTGGGACTTGGAAAAAATCAAGAATTTTTACAAAACTCACATCGACGACTTTTGGATATCGCACAACGGTGAAGGATATGACAACTTCATTCTCGAAGCTATTGTCGAAGGTCAGAATGAAGAACAAGTTAAACGCTTAAGCGATAAAATCATCGGCGGTGATCGATTCAGAAAATTGAAATTGCCTCTCAAATATTTTGATTTGATGAAATCGAGATTTTACTCGTTGAAAGCAGTTGAAGCATTTATGGGTAAAGCGATTTCTGAATCACAAATCAGTTTCAATCAACCCACAAAGTTGTCTGAACACGATCGCGAATTAACAGAAAGTTATAATCTCGACGATCTCGATCAAACATTAGATGACTTTATGGAATTGAAAAATGAATTCGTATTACGACTTGACATGATTAACGAATTCGGACTTTCGATGGATGCATTAAAATCAACAGGTACTGCGATAGCAGCGAAAGTGTTGAAAGCAAAACAAATTCCTGGCATCGAAAATATGGTGATTGAACCTATTCTTTGGCCAAATTTAAGAGTCAATCATCAAGAGTGCATTGATTTTTATCTCAACAAAGATTGGGCACAAAAGAAACGTTTGACTGTAAATATAGCAGGATGCGATTTTATTATGTCATCAGGCGGAATTCATGCTGCGTTGAAGTGTTTTCACGCCGAAAGTGCATTATACTTTGACGTTTCCGGCTACTACAATTTGTTGATGATAAACTTGAATTTGTACCCGAGAACGATACCTGAAGAAGGTAAACAAAAATACATATATATGTATCATGAACAGCTTCGTTTAAAAACGATCGATCCAAATAAACGTGGTATATTCAAAACGATTTTGCTTTGTGTATGGGGCGCTATGAAAAATCAATATTGTGATTTTTACGATCCGTATACAGGCGACATCTTATTGTTGTCAGGACAATTGTTCTTGATTGACTTATGTGAAAAACTCGAAGGTAAAGCGCAAGTTGTTCAAGCAAACACTGATGGTGTAATCGCTATTCCAATCAATGGTACGACTGATGAAGAAATCAAAGAGATTATTGACGAATGGCAGTCTCGAACTGGGTTTGTATTGAAATTCGACAAAATTTATGATATACATCAACGTGACGTAAACAATTATATGTATCGTAACAAAGCTGGTGAAATCACAACAGTTGGTGAAGCTGTAACACATTACGGCAAATGGGTATATCCGTTCTGGAAAAGTAGTTTTAATGCGAAAGAACCGATTATCGTTACGTATTGCATAGTTGAGTATTTTATGTTCAATCAAACGCCTGAACAAACTGTCGCTAAGTACAAAGACAATTTAAGAATGTTCCAGTACATTTGTAAAAAGTTATCGTTCGATTATCTCGAATATGAAGAAGAAGATTATAATGGAAACGAAGCATATGTTTCTCGATTGCAGAATATCAACAGAGCTTTTGCTTGGAAAAGTGATAGTCTCAAAGGTATGATATACAAATGTAAGAGTGATGGAAAACGCGCAAAAGTTTCGAACTTACCTGATTCTGTATTCGTATATAACGAAGAGATTTTATCGGACGAAGCTAAACAAATACTCGAACAAAAGATTGATTATCAGTATTATGTAGAACGTGCATACGAACGCATTCAAGAATTTATCAATATCGAACATGTAAAGGAGATTGTAATATGAAAAACTATATCGTAACTTGTTTAACTTATAAACGAAAATATCCAAAAATCTTTGACATGCTTTTCAAAGACCCAGAACTTGTCATACATTTCGGAGTAAGACGAGAAGAATATGAAAACGGTTTTTATGACGAATGGAAAGATAATCCGCAAATCAAATTCATTCTACTCGACAATGTTGTTGACGCAGGAGATACTCGTCAAAAAATTCTCGACGCTTGTCATGAAATGAAATATAAGTATGTCGTTCAACTCGACGATACTGTTCGCGGTATTCGACACATGTTGAAGACGTATACAGCAACAAAGTGCATTGAAACGGCGATCGAAGAAATTGAAAATTGCGAACTCAATCCGATCGGCTTTGAGTTTGTAAGAGCAGGAACGACTGAACGAAAAACTCATAAAGCGTATATTCAAGCTTGGATAATCAATATCGAGCGATTGTTTGAAACTGATATTCGCTTCAAATGTGTCAAAGATGTCGGTTGGGATGATTTCGTATTTTCTTGGGAAGTACACAATGCAGGCTTCTATACAATTACGGATCCCGACTTAGTTCGTGTTGCTAAGAGCACATATCCTTGGGCGAATGAAGCGGGTGGAACTCACGTAGGTGAATCGTTTGATGTCAAGTCAATGATAGAAAAAAATAATGCTCGATGTCAAAAAGCAAAACAATATCTTGAAGATACATTTAATGCGAAAAATGTGTCTATACGAAAATTGACTTCAGGAAAACGTACATTCGATTATGTACACGCCGAATGGTAACTCAATGCTCCTCTTTTCGAGGAGCATTTTCTTTGTAAAATTTTCGAAAAAGGTATTAAAAATAGTTTACTTTTAAGTCAAAATATGATACAATATAACTATAATAAATAAAACTTAAGGAGGACATTTATGTACGACTATCTCATTGTAGGAGCAGGACTTTACGGATCGACATTCGCTCGTCTTGCAGCTCAAAAAGGAAAACGTTGTTATGTTATTGATAAACGTGACAAAGTTGCTGGAAATTGTGCAGATTATCTCGAATGCGGCATTCACGTTCATCAGTATGGTGCACATATTTTCCACACGAATAGCGAACAAGTTTGGAAATTTGTCAACAAGTTCGCAGAGTTTGTTCCATACGTTCATAACGTAAAAGCGATTTCTGATGGCGAAATCTATTCGCTTCCGTTCAACATGAACACTTTCTGTGAATTGTTTGGTTTTCACGATCCCGCGATGATGTACAATATCATTCACGATCAAATCGCTTTTGAGAACATCGAAAATCCGAAAAATCTCGAAGAGCAAGCTATCTCACTTGTTGGTAGAACAGTTTACGAAAAGTTGATTAAATACTACACTGAAAAGCAGTGGGGAACAACTTGTGATAAACTTTCGCCTGACATCATCAAACGTTTACCTTTGCGTTTTACGTTTGATAATAACTATTTTAACGATCGTTTTCAAGCATTACCGAAAGAAGGTTATACGAAATTTGTGATGAATATGCTCAATCACGATAACATCGATTTGAGCTTATCGACAAACTTTTTCGACATTAACGATCCTGAAAGTATCGCAAAGAAGATTGTTTTCACAGGTCCAATTGATGCGTTTTTTGAGTATCGTCTTGGTGAACTTGATTGGCGTTCTCTTACGTTTGTACATCATACGTTTAACTATGAAAATTATCAAGGTGCACCAGTAATCAACATTTGCGATAACAGTAGTAATGCTACTCGCTTCATCGAACACAAACACTTTTTACACGAGAAATCTCCATCGACGATCGTGACTTGGGAATTTCCGAAAAAGTATGAGCCAGGTGATGAACAATATTATCCGATTAACGACGAAAAAAATCAAAAACTTTATGAAAGTTATCATCAGCTTGCCAAACGATATCCAAATGTAATTTTTGGAGGTAGACTCGGAACGTATAAATATTTCGATATGGACGATGTCATTGAACAAGCGATGATGGACTTCGCGAGAGAAAACTAATGAATAAATCAGTTGAGCGTCAAATTGCACAAATCTATACTCAAATCTACAAGCAAGTGTTCAATCAAGCAAACACTTCACAACTTGCAATCAACAACATGCAAGATGTGCTTAACGCTCTTTCGAACATTTCTGCTTCGCAAAAGTTCAACGAATTCTCGATAAAATTTGCTCAAGCTCTTGCGAAAAAAGGTTTGAGAGGTCAGACTGGACTTTGGCGTAAGTATTACGAAGCAGCTAAGAAAGCACGCTATGTTGGCCTTCCGAAAACTTGGACAGCGTTCGAAGCGCAAATAATGACGAATGCAATTTCGCATAACTTCAGAATGATTAAGACAATACCTGACAGAATGAAGGAAATTCTCGGTCATAAGTACACGTCAGTCTTAATCGAAGAAGTTGCGAAAGGTGAACTTCCTCGAGGAAGTTTTAGAAGAATGCTCGCTCAACATGGGCATAAACAAGCTCAACTTATTGCTCGAACAGAAACAGCGAAACTGCAAACAGCTATTCTTGAAAATCGAGCGACATCTCTCGGAAGTGTAGCTTATGAATGGCTCTCATCTCACGATAAACGAACTCGTCCATCACATCGAGAAATGAACGGTGTAATCGTCTTTTGGAGACCTGACGCACAAAAACCACTTCTTGACGGCATGAGAGGAAATGCAGGCGAGTTCCCTAATTGCAGATGTACGCCTCAGCCGATTATTGACATCAATGATTTAGATAAACCTTACTATAGAGTTTACGACTATAACATTGACAAAATCGTTACAATGCCTAAGAAACAACTCATTGAGGCATTACAGAAAGGTACATTATAAACATGATGCTCAGAAGATAACCTCGTTTCACCAGTTAAACTCAGATGAACATCACGTTTAATGTAATATATTTTATTTAAGGAGACAAATATGATAACAGAAATCAAACAGGAAGCAAATAAGACACCCATCGAAATTGAAGACAAGACACATCGTCTTGAGGAAATGAGCGATGCGATGAAGCAGTCTATTCAGAATGCTCAGAAAGTGAGAGAAGAACAGCTCGCACTTATTAAACTCATCGAAACATCTGAGCAACATGAACAGTTTGCAGACTTCTGCAAAACGTTAAAAGCACAGTGTGACGACATCAATGGACAGATCGCTACTCTTCTTTCGAGAGTTGCGACGCTTGATGAAGTTACGTCTGCTTGTAGAGAAAGTGAAGCGAACGCGAAACTTTGCTCGATGCTTATGAAAGCTCTCGGCGTATTCGAAAAATAATCAATTGAAACGAGGTTATCAATGACAGAATTAGAAAAATTCTTATACAGAGAGTTATACAGAAAAAGCCTTTACGATTTCGTGAAGGCTTTTTGGTCTACTTGCGACCCAGCACCATTTGTTGATGGCATTCTTGTTCAATTTTACTGCGAAGCATTTCAATATATGTGTAGAAAATGGACAAGTTATGAAGAGCAAACGATAATTATTCCGAAATTCGATGAAGACGTCGATATCATCGATGTTCGTCAAGGTAAACAAAACCTCAACATCAACGTTCCTCCGAGACATACAAAATCGATGATTTTCAATGTTTTCGGACCTGTTTGGCTTTGGATAAATTATCCGATTAAAGCTGCATCTGTATCGCACACAACGGGGCTTGCTGGTGAAATGAACGGAAAGCGAGTCAAAATTCTCAGCTCTGAAAAATTCAAGTTTTTCTTTGGCGACGAAGTATGGCTTAGTTCGAACTCTCGAGGAACTCTTATCGATACTCGAGGTGGTGAATTGTATTCAATCGCTCGAGAATCATTCACTGGTCACGGCGCAGATGTAATCATAAACGACGACTTAACAAACGCTGAAACTGCTCGACGAGATAGAGAGGAAATGAATTCTGCATGGTCGTATTACCAGAACACAATGCCTTCTCGTATCAACGACCGCAACAACTACATCATCATGAATATTCAGCAGAGACTTGCGCCAAACGATATTACAGGACATATTCTTGCAAATCCGAAGCTTGCAGCTCAGTACGCGTTTATTGTATTGCCTGCAATATTCAAGAAAAAGACAGTACTTGTGTTGCCTATCTCTGGAACAATTCATATTTTCGAACCGGGCGATGTGTTATGGCCTGAGCGTTTTGGTGATTATAGCGCGCTTCGAATTGAAGTTGGTGAAACAGTGTTTGAAACTCAGTACTTACAAAATCCGATAGCGTCAGACAAGACAGTTGTTAAACAATCGATGATTGTTGAGAAAGACAAAACAGAAGTGCCCGACATCTTCGACGCAGACATCAAATACGCTTCTCACGACTTTCCTGTCAAAGACAAAGATACATCTGACTTTCTCGGCTCTGTGTTGGGCTATCGCGTTAACGCAACATTGTACATTGCTGATTGTCTCGAAAAGAAGATGGCATTTGTTCGCTCGATAGAATACGTCAAACAACTCGACGATTTATATCCAGGCATTATTCAAGTTATTGAAGATAAGGCAAATGGCTCGCCAATTTTGCAACAACTACAAGATGAAGTCGCAGGTATGCAAGCATATCAGCCAGGAACTGCGTCTAAAACTCTACGACTTGAGTCTGCAACATTGTATATGGAATCGAAGAACGTTGTGTTTGTTCGAGATTGTTGGAACGAGCAGACAAATCGATGGGAATTATCTGAGTCTCTTGCAAATCTCAAGAAACGTCTTCTCGACTTTCCTTTCGTCGAACACGACGATATTACCGACGCCTTCTCAATGTTGGTGCTTTTTGTATTTATGGACCGTCGATATATGGTTTATGGTCGTTCATTCGATGAGACAAATATTATTCAGACATTTGGCGAAAATGCATTCAGAGATTATCGTTCCGACGTTTCGACTGTATTCTTCAATAAAGAAGGTGACAAATGGAAAGTACTTGAAATTGCTGTTCAATATGGCGAAGAAACGAAACTTACTGGCATTAAAGAAACGCAATTCAAAGCGTCGATTGATGAAGGCTTACAAAAGCTTAAAGATTTTTCTGATAAAGCAGTGTTTATCGACTGTTCTGCGACCGATGCTTTACAAGGAATGTATCATAAGTCGTCATTTATTGAACGTTATGAAGTTGAAGATTTTGACAAGAGTGTTGCTCAACTCAATCTTGCTTTTGCAAAAGGTCGCGTTCGACTGTTTGACAAATGCGTTTTAACTAAATCCGACATCGAAAACTTCAAATTTAGCAAATCGAAAGACGAAAATGTTCGATATGCAACAACAAAGGACGGCTTTGTCGCTTGTCTAAGAGTTGCTATGATGTATTATGGCGGAATAGTTTAATGTAAAAATTGTTCAAAAGATGAAACTTTGTTACAAAAATGTGACAAAGTTTTATTTTTAGTGAAAAGAGTTTACTTTCAATCCAAAATATGATACAATATAACTATAAAAATAATAAACTTAAGGAGTATTTCAAATGTCAATATCTCGCATTCAGGTAGAAAATATTTTCAAAACATTGCCGACAGGCTACTATGTTGGTCGACAAGTAAAAAATGTTTTGACAGATGAACAAAATTCGTATTACGATTTAATGAATGACGAAATTCACGTGTCATATCCAATGATCGAAAAAGTTTCGAAATCTCTTCCTGACTCGTCGACTCTTGAAAATGATATACGATGCCTTTTATATCACGAAGTTTCACACGCATTACTTACGTCAAACGAACTTTGCATTACAGCTCAAACAAATGTTTTTGAAGACGAACGAATTGAAACGGTGCTTGGCAATTATTATCACGGTGTTGATTTTAAACAATTCGTAAAACGCGTAAACAACTTTCATAATGAAAAGCCTCAAACAGCCGACGAAATGTATTATCAAGTTGTAAGATACCGCGTAGGTCCGCAACAATTTGTTGAAAGAGTTAGCTCAATCGTCGATGACTATGCACAAATAACAAGATGTTCAAATTGGCAAACTGTTTATGCTTATGCGTGTGAAATAGATGCATTATATGATGATATTGTAAAGTATTTTAATCAACAAAAACAAAATGAAAACAACTCAAACTCATCTGACTCTCAAAATAATGAAAATGAAAATGAACAACAGATGTGTTCGTCATCTAATTCTACTTCTGACAATACTGGTAAAACGATTCTTTCAAATGAACAAATTAAGTCGTTGATTGAAGCTATTGTTACTCAATACGATTCTACAGACTATCAACAGAAAATCGATCAAATTTTGTCGAATATTAAGCATACTACAAAGCAAACTGCTTCTGCAATTAACGCTTACTCGGGTGTATTCAATCCTCGCTCTGTTGTTCGTAAAGATTGCAAATGGTTTGTTCAGCAAAATCGAATGGGACATGTTAAAGCATTCTCGAAAATAAAGCTCAATCTTTTTATTGATTGCTCAGGAAGTTTTAGATGGAATGACAAAAAAGTCAATATGTTATTGAAAGCGCTTATGATTTTTGAAAGACAAAATAAAGACTTTTCATTCGACCTTATCTCATGCGGAAATGGTCAGCAACTTCGAGCAAAGAACGATCGAATTCAACATTCTTGTGGTGGTACGTGTATCACAGATCGCATTTTCGAACAATTCAAACAAGTACAACAAGCAGATGCTCAAAACATCAATATCTGTCTCTACGATGGTTACTGTGTTGCTACTGCTCTCGATTGTCATAAAGCTCAATACGAAAAAAATCTTTCAGCATTCAACAACAATAGGTCAGTGTTGATACTTGATTATAGCAACGAAAAGGTTGCGAAAAAGTATTGCAAAAATGCAAAAGTGATTATTACTGACAAGTATACTGAAGAACTTGACAAAAACGTGTTTGATGCTCTTCAAGCGTTAACTCGTTAAAATTTTTTCAAAAAGTTTTCAAAAAGGTATTAAAAAGAGTTTACTTTCAAGCTAAAATGTGATACAATATAACTATAAAATAAATAAACACTTAATGAGAACTCAACAATGAAACTGATCGATGGATACGAACTCAACAAACAGAAAACTGGTGATATTTGGACGAATATCACTGGTAAATGGACAAAATTTGTACCTGGTGATAATCGTTATGGTTTGATGATAAATCTTCGCAGACTTTGCAAATCGAAAAATGTACACGATGAAGCTAAGCGAAATGCAATAGCGCAAACAAAGCTTATAATTCTTCAAGATAAACTCGATAGCGAAAACGCTGAACTTGGAAATGACACTGAAGAGGTAGAAGCAGCACTTCGTAAATCGAAACTCAATGGTGCGCTTCAACATCTGTTGGACTTCTTTTCTGAATTTTCGTTTTCTCCGAACTTCAGATTTGTGAATACTCTTACAAGAAAACTTGTACAAAGTAGCTCATACAACGACATTAAAAAATACGTAAGATGTTATTTCGCTCTTACCGATAACATTTATCAAGCTCAAATCGCAGATAAAATGGAAAGTTCAGAGTTTGAAACTATTTTAGATGATTTGATGTATGCAAATTGCACAAAGCAAATCAATACTCGCTTCAAACTTTACTATGGCGCTCAAGGCACTGGCAAAACGACTCAAGCAATGATTGAAGCGAACAACAACTGTATGGTTTGTCATTCGGCAATGCTTCCTTCCGACTTGATGGAAGACTTCCAATTTGACGACGGCAAAGCTGCTTTCAAACCTTCTGCTCTTTGCAAAGCAATGACTGAAGGCAAGCAAATCGTACTCGACGAAATCAATCTTCTTCCTTTTGAAAGTCTTCGATTCTTACAATCGATTCTCGATGGAAAATCTTCATTCGTTTACAAAGGACAGACTATCAACATTGAAGATGGCTTTAAGATTATCGGAACGATGAACTTACAAGTAAACGGCCAAATCTATCCACTGCCTGAACCTCTTGTTGATAGAGCTGAAGATTTGAAAGAATACAAACTTACTGCAGAACAATTACTCGGAGCCATTGACTAATGGCTCCGATAGGAGAATATTATGAAAATCGAAGAACTTAACGAAATCGTCAAAGTTTTAAGCAATGCATTTGCAAAATGTGATGGATGTGACGATTGTCCGTATCATGACTTTAAAGATGAAGTATGCGAAAAGTACTTATTTGCTGAAGCACTTTACGATGCAGGATATCGTAAAATAGTTGACTCTACTTCAGACAGGAGAACATTATGAAAATACCTACTATATATCCGATCAGCTCTTGTCCATTTTGCGGAGGTAATGCTGCATTGCATGAAAATTCATACAGTATGTTATGTAACGAGTTTTTCATTCAATGCGAAAAATGCGGTGCGAAAAGCGGTTCGCATTTTAAAAGTATGTGCGATACAGTAAAAGCTTGGAATAGGAGATTCAAAAATGGAAACTAAAACAAAGCGCGAACTTAAATTTTGCGTATTTTGCGGTAAACGCATTGACGGCTATGGCAACAATCCTGCGCCAGTAAAAGACGAAGGCGTATGTTGTGATAAATGTAACAATACGATTGTACTTGCGGCAAGAATCAAAGCGCTCAAGGATTCAAAATTATGAATAGAGTCGTATTACATTGCGATAATTGCGATAAATTTATTTACATAAAGGAGGTGATGCAAAATGAGTATCTATAGCAAGTTATATGACTGGCAAAAACGAGTCGTTGATAAATTCAAAGATCGTCAATCGTTCGGCTTATTCCTTGATATGGGGCTCGGTTAGGAAAAACCCCGCTCGGACTCGCTTTTGCAGAAGCAAATAATTGTCGTAAGACAATCATAATCACAATCAATGCAAAAGCACTTGAAACAGTTGATGACAAAGGTAGCTGGTTTTACTGGGCATCACAGTCATCTATGAATTATCGACTTCTCAACAAGTGGTCGACTGACTTTTCATCTGACTGTTGCTTTCTCATAAACTACGAATCGTTATTTGCAAGAGGAAAGGCAAAAACAGAAAGAGTAACGCTCAAGCAAAATATCAAAGACTTTATTGAAAGCTGTCGAGGACAAAATGTAGCTATACTTGTCGATGAATCACACAAAATGAAAAACTTACAGTCGCAACAGACTTGTGCGATTATGAAACTCAAACGTGAACTTCTTCGAGTAAAGGCAAATGTTCATTCATATCTTTTGACAGGAACGCCGTTTACGACAGGTTACATCGACTTATATACGCAACTTAACTTTCTCGGTTGCGAAATGACGAAAGGCAGATTTGTTGATACGTTTTGTGAGAGAGGCAATGTTCCAGGACTTCTCGGCTGGCAACAACCCATTGTTGGCTATAAGAATGTTCGAGAATTATTCGAGCTTTTGCATAAATATGCGCTCACAGTAAAATCAGAAGACGTTATGGAACTTCCTGAAAAAATCTTCACGTATTTATCGACAACTATGTCAGATGAATTTAATGCGTTTGTTCAAGAGAAAATGAATGTCGACAACATTTGTCAAATCGCTAATCAGCATAAAGTTGACGCGACAACATTGAAACAGTGGCTGCCAAAGCTTTCAGGAAAGACAAACAATCCGTTTTATCGAGACATTGATTTTCCTCGTTCGAAATGGATTGCTGAAACTGCGGGACAGTTTTGGCTTAGAGCTCGTCAATTATCGATCGGCTTCAACGGTTCTTCAGAAGACGCGATTTGGTATGATAGACGTAGACTTGAACAGCTCAAAGACTTCTTAGCGAATAACTCAGGCAACTATGTGTTGTTCTATAACTATACGCCAGAACTTCTCGAAATCTACGACATTTGCGAAAATCTCGGATATAAAATTGACGTATATTGTGGTGAATGCAAGAGTTTGCACTTTTATCAAGCGTTCGAGAATATGTCTGAAAGCGATAAACTTGTATCATCGAATCGCATTATTCTCGCGAATTTTGCAAGTGGGTCAACTGGTATGAATTGGCAAGAATACAATAAGTGCATAATCTTCAGTTGTCCGTTGTTTTCTCATTATGAGCAAGCAATTAAGCGTATTCATCGAACTGGACAAAAGCGAACAACATTCTATTATGTCTTTTTTCAAGAAAACTGGCTTGACGCAGGAATGCAAAAATCGCTTGCATCTTGTCAAGAGTATGACGCCAAAATGTTTGAGAGCGACTTAAAACGAGTCAATAATTTGATCGTGGATAAACAAGTCTCTCAGTAAATAAAATATATTATTGAGACAAGAAAATTCAACCTGGTAAACGTGGTGACATCAGAATGCAAATTAGTGAAGAAGACTTATTTACATATTTTTTACAAAAGAATCTTTGGGTTAAGATGTATTTCGAAGAATTTATTGTCATTATGAAAAAGCAAGGAGTTGAAATTATATGACGCCAGAAAAGCAAGTACAAAATAAAATAGTCGACTATTTGCATGCGCTTGAAGATGAAGGCTTTCCGATATTTGTTGAACGCAGAAATGCTGGTGGCTTTTCATACAAAAAAGGCATACCCGACTTATACGCTGTAATCAACGGACAACATGTTGAGATTGAGGTCAAGCGAGAATTTGGCGGAGAACTCTCGACAATGCAGTTGAAGTTCAGAGATTTGTGCAAAAAGAGAAAAATTGTCTGGATATGCGCAAAAAGTGTTGACGATGTCAAAAAGTTGACTGAAACGTTACTTTTATCAGAGTTTGTTACTTTTAAGTCTAATTTGTCACCAGTGAGTCACTGTTAAACATTTATGCTTTGTTTTATATTTATATTAAACAAATCGAGATGTTTAACGTAGATTCACTGGTGAAACGTTTTTCAAAAAGTTTGTATTGAAAGTATCTTCTTTAAAAATTTTTTCAAAAATTTTTCAAAAAGGTATTAAAAAGAGTTTACTTTTAAGAAAATTTGTGATACAATATAACTATAAAATAAATAAACAAACTTAAGGAGAACACAATGGAAAAGCAGTATTCATACAATGAAATCTTGAAACTCGCTAAGGAAAAATTTGAATCCGCGAAAGGTGAATTCGAAGCTTGTGGACTTGTTTCCAGACTTGTTGCTAGAAACGCTGGTTCTGCATTTACTTTACTCGAACTTCTTGACGAAATAAAAGCTTACAAACTTCTTCAAGAATATCAAGAAGAATATCGCGAATGGGTAAGACTTGACAAGGAGAGAAGAAAATGAGAGACTTTGAATTTAGAGGAAACATCGACAATATCATAACTGCTTTAAAAGCTATGAGATCGCAACATAGGACTGTCGCTGAATTCTTAGATAGAGTCGACTTTTTGAAAGGTGCATATACGCTTGAAAATTACACGTCGGGTTTGATGCTCGATGAAAGAGAGGTAAGATAATGGAAGAATACTACGTAAAACAAATTCAGCCAAATCATGCGGATCATATCTCATGTTACAGAGATGAGTATCTCGATGAAATGTTCGAAAATGAATCAGTCGTTGCTCAACTTAAATATGACGGTGAGAGAATGCTTGTTCATATCGATAACGGCAATGTATATTGCACATCTCGTCGATATTCGAAAAAGACAAATCACTTTATGGAAAATCAAGATCGACTTCCGTATTTGAAAGAGTACATTGCGAATCTCGATGACAATTTGAAAGAACTTCTTGGCTACACTGTTGTCGATTGTGAATGCTATGCAAAGAATTGGTCAGAAGCTGCTTCTGTATTGCATTCGCTTCCTGAAAGAGCAAAAGAACTTCAAGATAATGGCATTGACATCAAATATGCAGTTTTCGATTGTCTTTTCTATAGAGGTGTTGACTTAAGAAGTGAACCGTATTGGAAACGTTTACGTTATGCGATCAACGTCATTGAGCTTTTGAATTATCCGAAAATGCATCTCGTAAAATTTGTCGATGATAACGACGATGTTGTAAATCTCTGTCATGCTCAAATCGACAACTTCGTAAAATCGAAAGAAGATTGGCAAGCAAGAATGCAGACAGCAATTTATCACAATTTCGAAGGTATCGTTCTTAAATCACTTTATCGCTCGTACTATGATAAAGCAGCATCGCTCAAATGCAAGAAGTTTGAAACAGTCGACACAGTCGTCATTGATAAGCAACAAGGTACAGGCAAGTATGCAAATACGATAGGTGCACTCATTGTTGGTTACTACGATTCCGATAAAAACGAGTTTGTTCGAGTAAGTAAAGTGAATTGCGGAACTGACGCAGATAGAGATTGGTGGAGAGATAACTGGGAAACTGCAAAGTATTCTGTTCTTGAAGTCAAATGTCAAGAGATTACAGGAAAAAGTTTGCGTCATCCCGTCTATATTCGAATTCGAAATGACAAATCGTATTCGATGTGTACAAAAGATACAATTTTCAAGGAGGATGAGTGAGATGCATAATATCAGCAAGTACATTAACTCGTCGTGCAGAACGTGCGAGTATTCGATAAAGTGTCCAACGTTTGTAACAGGCGCAATAACTAGCGCATGCAAAGACTGTTCAAATTGTGACACAACAAATGGCGAACATAGCATATTAAATTGTCGTTGCTTTGAAACAGCGCCTGACACAGACGTCTGTCCATACTATAAGGAGTGTAAAGATGGCAAAGATAACTAATTGTGAAAAATATTATGATACTTGGTGTCGCCGTTGCGCATTCGCTGCAGCTAACGCTGATACGTTAACTGAGTGTAACTTAAGACCTTTCTGTTTAGAGTGCGCATGCTATAACAAAGAGAAAGGTCATTGTCACTGCCACGATGAAGCAACTGACGACTACACTTGCAGATATTATAAGGAGAATGGAAAATGATACGAATTCTCAATCCAAAATATCCATGCATAAGTTGCGCTTGGTTTGGCAATTACAGCAGATGTGGAGAATATCAATGTCAATTATGTTCGCACAGACGCAATAATGAGTGTCTTTGTAATCATGAAATTCCTGAAGGTGAGACAGAATGTCCATATTACGAGGAAATTGACAATGAGAATGATTAAACATTTGTCACAATGCAGAACTTGTGAATATAGTTTACAAGTCAAAGGAAAATGCAACGCAATAAGTGATTGCCAACAATGTGAGAATAGCATGAAAGGTAGATGTCATTGTTGTGAAGCAGCAAAAGAAGATGAAACAAGTTGTCCATATTACAGGAGGTTCGGAAATGAATGAAGTAAATTTTATGACAAATGAAGAAGTACAGACGGACGATATCGCGAGAATTATTCGAACGTCGTATAGTCTTTCGCCTTGTACATCTGACGCAGCAAAAGCAATTTACAATTCAGGTTATCGAAAGTTGAGCAGCAACATTGTTGTTATGTCGAAAGACGACTTAAAATTGTACAAGTGTTCGATTGTCGAAGGACTCCTTGAAAAGTTGAAAGATAATGTAGTACAATGCTATACACACGATGGCAACGGCATGGATGGTATTGATATTGATGACCTCAACGATATTGTAAAGGACTATTTGAAATGAACGGCTATATTTCACCAACTGGAGAGTACATCGACTGCGATAAATATTTTGAAACTCACGACTGTCCTATGGGACTTATTCATCTTGAATGGTGTGCACAACATGACATTGACGAAGACGATTTGCTTAACGATAGCTATATAAAACTTACGACTTGTTTACATCCATATATATTTATGGGTAGGCATTTGACACCAGAACAAGTTCGTAAATTAAGAGAATTTGAAATCGAACCAGATGAATTTGATTTATAAGGAGATAAATATGAAAGACTGTTACAATTACTGCAATCAATTTTGCACACGCTTTGGAATGAAATGTACGTTCGAAGAAGACGAACGCGAAGACTGTGACTATTATGAGGAGGAAGATGACGATGACGATAAATAAATGTGAGTTTTGCTCATTGCCAAAGAATTACACGTCAAACTATTGCGATGAAATACATTGCGAAGCAGCATTACGTAAATTGTTGCAATATAATCTCAGCTTAAACAAAAACAAGACGACTGTCAATCGCAACTATAACTATCGAGGTAAAAAGAAGTGATTAAACAATTTGAACAAGACAACAAAGAGGTTATGTCAAGTAAAGACATCGGATCTGCGACATTCGCTCAAATTCTCAGAGAAGGTTTCTGGTACAAAAAAGACGGTAAAATCTTGTTCGAAGATAGCGCAGTCTTCATCGGCGATGGAGAATGTGATTGTATGCTTAAGACGCACTATGTTGATTTTATCGACGTAAATGGAAAGAAGACATTTCTCGGTTGGCATTATTGGGACTGGAATAATGAATTCGATGTATATCGGTTTAGCGACTACGGTAAGACGTGGTCTGTAAATAAAGAAGATTTGGAGGATAAATGAAATGGACGACGCGAAAACAAGAGTATTTGAAGAGCGAAAAGAATTGATGACGAAAATCAATAAGCTTACGCTTTTCGTTCAAACGAACAAAGCGTTTAATCAACTTTCAAAAAAGATGAGACGATTGTTAAAAAGACAACTTCGAATCATGAAACGCTATCTCAGCATTTTGACGAAACGCTTACGTGTTTGGGAGGACAAATAATGTATCAACAAGAAAGTGGCGTCACGCCTATGAATATTGCAAATATTTGCAATAGAATTGTTCGACAAGGTGGTGAAATTGTTACAATTTTGCCAAATATTGACGGAAGAACGACATACATCATTATTTATAAAATTTAGTTACTTTCAATACAATGAAATGAAAAATGAGTCAACCAGTTTAATTCTGGTTGACTTTGTCGCGTGTCTAATATAAATATATAACTAACATAAGATGTTCACCAGAATGTCACCTGTGAACAAATAAACTTGAATGTAAACAAAATGCCCAGATTATAACAATCTGAGCATTTTGCGTTATAGGAGAACCTTTTGATTATGAGCTAAAGTTAACTTCACCACAAGTAAACGTCCAAGACTGATTTTGAGCTTGCGATTCAAAACCTTGGTCGGGTGTTTTCTGAATGTAGCAATCAATTGCGCTTGCAACCTTCTGTCCTTCATTTGTTGTTAGCGTGAGAGTGAAACCATCGTAATCACCGCCGAAGAATGCTTCAGAGGCAGCGATGAGCTTACCCACATTTGTCGCTAACTGATTGACGCTGAGAGTAACAGTACCGATCTTAGACAAGTTCTTGCTATGAATGTAGCCACCTGTCGCATATCCAGACGTATCCCACATGTTGTTTTGACGAGAAAATGTAACGCTACCAACAAGTGCACCTTCTCCGCCAAATGTAAGTTCTTTGAAAATGTCTCGAATTCGAGAATCGTTCGTCGAAATTGTTAAGATGTACTTTGCAAGAGAATATCTCATTTCGTTCCTCCTTATATCACATCACCGTTGATTGTAATCTTGCGAATACCGTACTGGTCTGCGATAATTACATAAATGAGTGGCGCCTTATGAGCAAGCTTATCGCTTTCAGTCAAGCTCGAAAGAGGCAAGACTTTAATGAAATAGCCGTTTGTGAGCGGAGTGCCTTGCTCAATGACTGTATATGCAGTACCGTTATAGTCGATTTTGAGCGTATCTTTTGTCCAAATCTTGTCGATCGTAAGATAACCTGACATCTTATACTTTTCGAGTTCGTCTGTCATAACGGTATAAATTTTGCTGATACCTGTCGAATTCTTCAACTTTGTTGTCAACAGATTGAGCAAGCGATTTGTGAGAGTTTGATGTAAAACGATTCGAACAAAATCATTCACAATGTCTGCTCCATCTGTACAATTACCGCCGCAATTTCGAGTAGCGTTCGCAAGAACGATATCGACGTTGACATTGTTTAAATTGATCGTTCCGTATTCTGCGTCAGTCAAATCTTCAGCTGTGATAGATTCTTGAGTAAACGCATAATCATAAATAGTATCAATTCCGTAGACATCGATCTGAGACAGATAAGCAGCGATTGTCATTTCTGCACCTGTTACAGAAGAATACTTCGTAATCAGATTTTTTACTGCTGTAGCAAAAGCTTTGTCTGTCGTTCGAGTGATAAGCAATTTTTCATTGATACCATAAATAGTATCGTTTGCGGCTCTTGTTGTTGCAACATTCACCATCTCTGTTGCGTTGTCGAGACAAGTTACGCAAATATATTTATCGTCGAGTTTTCCGATTTCTGCTTGTAAACTCGATATTGCAGCGATCGGCTTTACAAGAAGTTTTGCTCCGCCGTTATCAAAATATATTTTGCAATATGATAACAAATCTGCATTTCCGCTGTAATATTGAGTCGCTTCGTCATACGACGAAATTGTATGTTCGGCGATTGTCGAACTAACAACAAACAGAACTGTCGTATCTCTTGTTCCTACTACTACAGGTTCGACCTGTTTTTGAATGTTTATGTCGACAAATCTTTTTAAGTCAATATTCGACATAAGTTACCTCCTATATTATTATAATTTTATCAACCTTAGTAGAATCGATGTCATACTCGGCTGAAATTTTCGCGATTTTGAATAAGCACGATATGTCAATATCGAAATCATTTCGTTGCCACATCGTTTCATTTTTGTATTCGTTAACGGATTCAATTCTCGATACAGTCTCAAGATAGATACCTTGCTCTTGCAAATCTTCTATGACTTTCTCTGTTCTCAATCTCGACACAACATTTGTTGCTATTTCGTTTGAGTCATTTCCATAAAGTATGCACTTCAATGAAAATGAGCGATACGTTGAGATTGCGTCTTCGTCTTCATTGCTTATATCTGAATTACTTTCTCTCGAAATAAGCTCAAACAACAATACGCAATCTGTTCTGTCAAGCGAAACATAGATTGAGTCCTCAAGAAGTTTGTCGAGGTCTTCGCCATGAATCGAAAGCGAATTCAGAACTCGCTCAGGTGCAAGCGTGCTTTGTTCAATCAACAAGTTACGCAAAAGTTCTTCGAGTTTAGCTGTCGATTCGATAGCAATCATATCAGTTTCTGACCCTCCAAGTACTTCACATAATCTGCTAAATCTCTATAAGCAGTGAGCTTAACAAGTCGCAATGTTGCAGACCGGACGCCATATTCATCGTAATCATGAACAGAATCGCACATCAAAAAGTTGCCTTTGTAGTATATTACATCGTCGATGTCAATTCGATACAAACTCTTGCAATAGAAGTCATATCTCATTGTTGTCATATTGCCTGTTTTCGACTGTTCGAATATTTTACCTTGAGATTGAAGAGAGCCTCGAATTGTTTGCTTGTCATAAGAAGTGATTCTGCGACCTCTCGCGTCAAGTTCTTTCTTCGATGCAACGAAAATCACGTAATCAAAAGAAAATTCTTCGATTGCGTCGTAAAAATATGTCGGATCGATTACGTGATTTTGATATTCCATTGCTTATGCTCCAGGTACAGGATTCGATGTAACAACAAAGATTGAAGGAAGCGCTTTCGTTTTAAGAAGTGCCATAAGAGCAGCTCCAAACGATGTCTGATTCCAGAAAAGCGATTCATTTTCAGAAAGCATCGTCTTATCGATGTCGTAAGTTTTGCTAAAGCCACCGACAGACATACTCGTAAGAACACCTTTCGTCGATCCACCAGCAATACCTTGAAGTGTATCACCAGCAGGAGCTTGAAGCTGATTTGCAATAAGCGTCAAATAGTGCGCAATTGCATAACTCATCGCAAGTTCCCAGTCGGCTCCAAACACAGACTTGTAAATCTTGTTGTTGACTAATGCGTAAATCTTGTTGAAATGACGTTGACCTTCTGCAGTAGCCATAAACTTAGCATATTGCGGCATCCAAAAAGTGAAGTCGTCAACATTAAACGTTGGATTCGTTGTATTAAGTTGAACACCGATAATAGCCATTTGTTGCTCCCTTAAAAGATATTCGTCAAATCTGCACTCAAATTGAGAATTGTCCGATTGATTTTATTGCGAATAGCAGAATCGACATCTGACACTTTGTTGAGTTCAGTGATATATGCTTTTGCAAGATTTTTGCAAATCTCTTTCAAATTTGCATTTTCTTTGAATGTGCCGTCATCGTCAAATTTATGCCATTCGATGCGATCAGCATTGATGCTTTCAAGATTTGACGTAAGCGAGTTCACATTTTTAGGGTTTGCTTTTAAGTTTGCGACATTCGATTTTAATGCCGACATATCGACGTTCGATCGAAACGAAAGAGGCATATCTTTTGTACTATCCTCAAGATTTTTCTGAGTGACATTGCCGTTTACAACAGCCATAAGATTTTCGATGTGTCGATTTTCGTCATCTCGTATCGCTTTAATTGCCGCAAGCGAGTCATCAGGAATTCGTCCTTCGAGATTTCTGATAGCAACATTGTACGCTTCGACTGCAGCTTTCTCGTCTTCAATGAGCGCCATAATTGTTGCATATTTTGACGCATCATCTCTCATCGTCTGCTTCATAATTTTCACAGCGTCGACGATTGAATCCGCGTGAATGATTCGATCTCCGATTTTGTATTTCTTCATACTTGTCTCCCTCTATTCAAAATGCCCGATACGATACGGTTCGTATCATACCGGGCATTGAAATGATTGTGATGTCGCTTATTTCATGAAGTCCCAATAAGTGATGACGCCGAATTCATCCGCTTTGTTGTTGTACGGAGTCTGAATTTCAGAAACCTGTCCAACGAACGCCGATGTGTAAGACATCTTGTCGATGTTAGGCAGCGTGATGTAATGCTGCATCGGATACGGCATATCCAGACGAACGAAGTCTTTGTCTTTCTTGTAGACAACGATACGACCGTGAGAATTTGCACCGAGTGTGTTCAGTGCAGGTCTGGACTGAATCGTAATCTTTGTCGAATCACCTTCGTCTACGCCAAGGTTGTGGTCGACAATGAATTTACGAAGAGTGGATGTATACAGAGCCGAGAAACGGGAAGACAAATCGGAACCTACGAAAGTAGGAACGAGGAACGTGTCGGGCAAAAGCGAAATGTTCATATTGCTGTTAAGCAAGTACATTTCAAATACGCCGTTGAAGAACGATACAACATCGGCGTCAGTCATACCCACGAATCCTTTGTTCGCTTCAGTCGCCGTATCGTTGTCGATTGTGTTTACCATTACGTTCGGCGAATTAAATAAGCCAGTCGAACCGTTGATACCGGTATAGGCCACTTTCTGAACGAATAAGTCCCATCCAGCGACGATCGCATTCGAGTAAATTTCCTCGATAGATTTCTGAAGTGTAAGCTTCTTCATCTTTTCGAGTTCGACAAATCTCAAATCATAAGCAACTTCGAACGTATATACGTTCACTTTCTTCTGATTGAGACCTGCGTTTACACGAGGAATGTAGTTGGCGTTATTACCAACAACGTTGCGGAATTCGTTCATGATGCCGGCCCAGTCAACTGAGTAGTAAGATACGTAGTCAACAAAGCCGCCGCCCACATCTACAGGAACGTCCTGAGCGTAAGTCACGAAGTATTTCGGTTCGTATAACTTCGAATGAAGTTTCGCAAGAGTCGTCGACAGGAAAGCAAAGTTCGTGTCATGAATACGAGCATCCTGAGAATGCATTTTCAAAAGTCTCGAGCCGTATGCATCTCTGAGAGAGAATGCTTTGCCTCTGTTCTGAGAGGCTACACTATCAACAAAGAAATTCTTTTCGACAGTGCTGGGTGTAAAAATTTCACCAGTCATGTTGTTGCCTCCTTATTTGATATAGATTTCGGCGAGAATCTTGTTATCCGCCGTCTTTTCGTACATACCCGTAAATACAACGTTAGGAAGATACGGTATTGTAGTCGCCATGAATTTGTCTGCTGTAGTGCAAATGCCGGTTGCAAGAGTTACGCATACTTTTGCGTTCGGTGTGATGGAAGCAAGAGTTGCATCCGCCGCAAGCTCGATTGCCATAAAACCATTCACCATAAGGTTGAACGCTTCACCCGGATTCACCTGAACAGTTTTACCGGGCCAATCTTCAGCAAGTTTCACGTTTGTTGCGAGAATGAAACCGCAAATCGCATCAACGTTTGCTGCACCAGCTGCAGGCAAGAAATAACCTGCCGTGCCGCTTGTCTTAACAAGGTCACCGAATTTAGCGGGCGTATTCCCGCTCAAAATGCCGCCGGACACATCGTATTTATCCGATACGGTCGGGTAACCGCGCATAAACATAGGAATTTTATCTTTGATGATGAGTCCCATTATTTGTTACCTCCATAACGTTTTGCCCAAGCTTCAGCAATGCTCTCCTGTTCGCTATCAACAGTGGAAACTGCTTTACGCTTCTTTTCGATCGAACCGAACGACTTTTTCGAATCACGAGGTTTGATTGCTTTGTCATCATCTTCATCGGTGTCAAGAACTTCTTCTTTGCCATCGTCCTCGTCTTCGTCAGTATCTACGTCTACGTCTACATCAACG